AAAAAAGAACATGCGTGAGGATGGTACAGAGTGGAGAGCTCACGGAGATTTTGGAAAAGTTGATAAATTTATAGACATAGCAAATGGTGTTAAAGAAAATCCAAATAAAGTACTTCAAAAAATATTAAACGACAAAGGACTTAATAACATTAAAGGTTTAACTTTAAATGATGTTTTAAGTCATCAAAGATACTACAGTAAACTTAGTGAAACAGCTCCTCAAGAACTACTTAAAAGACAAATTGTTTTGCATCACACAAAAGGAGTAGGGGCAGGAGACGATGTAGCAAGAGCAGCAGCCACAAAAGATATACAGTTACTAACTGCAGCAAATAACTCAAGAGCTAATGCTCTTGAACAAATTGTAAGAGGCACAAAGAAAAATCCAGCAAGAAAATTAAATGCTAAGGAAATTTTAGAATTAAAAAATATAGGAGCTAAGATTACAGATTTAGATGGTAAGGTCGTTGGTGGTGGTTCTTTAGTTGCTGAAAAACAATATGCTGCAATTGAAAAAGACGCATTAAAATATGCTAAAGGTGATAAGTTTAATATTAAAACAGTTGCTAGTTATTTAGAAAGATTAGGTTGTGGTCAAGCAGCAGGTGGTAGAATTTTAATGAGCAATGGTGGTGCAACACTAACTAAGTGTGCAAAAAAAGGACAACAAAAATTAAACTTAGGTTTAACAAATGGTTTTAGTAATAAAACTGAAGGAGAGTTAGCAAAAAGAATATTACAAGCAGGTAGAGGAATGGGTAGTATGTTTGCATTAAGAAATATATTAGGTCCAGCAGCGGTTGGTTTTACTGTAGCTGCAGAAGCAGGATTAGTTGGTTATGATATGTTATCGCAAGGCAAATCATTTAGAGAAGCAGTAGGAGATAGTTTATTTAATTATGCACTAGGAGATAAAACTAAAATAGATCCTGCTGAAGAAAGATACAAAAGATATGATAAACAAGGTTTTGATGTTGATAAGATAAGAAACTACGAAAAAACAGTAGATAGAATAAATGAAATAGGTTCTCAATATGATGATCTTTATCGTAAAATTGATGCAGTTAATATTGGTGGACCTAGAATATCTGATGCTATAAAACAAAAACAACAGATAATATCTGATAAAGCAAAATCAGAATTACCTGCATTTTCACAAGACTTATATAGAACAGGTGAAATACCAAGATTAGAAAAATTTATAGAAAATGATTTTATTAAAGGTGCACAAGAAATATCTGAAGCAGATAGATTATCTGAAATTGATAGACTGTCTAATATAAATCAATATGCAATAGGAAGAAACAGAGCTTTGGAAGATCAAGAAAAAATTAGACAATTAAAATTACAAGATCCGAATGTAAGGTCTTATATGGGAGATCGTCCAATAACTTATGGATTTGCAAGAGGTGGTTTATCAGGAGGTGATACATCAGGCAGACCACCAGAATCGGGACCCATGTCACAAGGGTTGCGTTCATTATATAAAAATGGTAGAAAACTATAACGGAGAATAAATGGCAGATATAGATAAAGCGCTCCCGAACACTCGTACTGAATTAAAAGTTCCTGGGCCGGAACAAGACGTCGAGATTCAAGAGCAACAACCCGAAAAAGGACCAGTAGAAATAACACCTGATGAAGATGGTGGTGCAACTATTGATTTTGATCCAAGTGCTGTAAATCAACCAAGCACTGAATCACATTTTGATAACCTTGCAGATATTCTACCAGAAGAAACTTTAGATCCAATTGGATCATCACTTAGATCAGATTACCAAGACTACAAAGCATCAAGAAAAGATTGGGAACAAGCTTACATAAATGGTTTAGATCTTTTAGGATTTAAATACAATAATCGTAACGAACCTTTTCAAGGAGCAAGTGGTGCAACACACCCTGTGCTAGCTGAAGCTGTTACACAGTTTCAAGCGTTAGCTTACAAAGAATTATTGCCATCAGATGGTCCAGTTAGAACACAAATTCTAGGTATATCTAACCCTGCAAAAGAACAGCAAGCACAAAGAGTAAAAGATTTTATGAATTATCAAATTCTAGATCAAATGAAAGAATATGAACCAGAATTTGATCAAATGTTATTTCATCTACCTCTAGCAGGTTCAACTTTTAAAAAAGTTTATTATGATGATTTATTAGGGAGAGCTGTTTCTAAGTTTATCCCTGCAGATGACCTTGTTGTTCCGTATACGGCTACCTCATTAGACGATGCGGACTCAGTCATCCATATTATAAAAGTTTCCGAAAATGATTTACGTAAACAACAAGTAAATGGTTTTTATTCAGATATAGAATTATCAAAACCGTCTGATGTTACAGATGCAGACAAAGTAACAGATAAAGAACGTGAATTGGAAGGAATGTCTAAAACGGCTAGAGGAGAAAAACTTTTTACGTTATTAGAATGTCACGTTAATTTAGATTTAGAAGGTTTTGAAGATGTTGGTGAAGATGGTGAACCAACAGGAATAAAATTACCTTACGTCGTTACAATCGAGGAAGGTAGTCAAAAAGTTTTGTCAGTTAGACGAAACTTTGCGCCCAATGATCCGCTTAAAAATAAAATCCAATATTTTGTCCACTTTAAATTTCTGCCAGGACTAGGATTTTATGGATTCGGATTGATACATATGATTGGCGGATTGAGTCGTACGGCAACGGCGGCTCTCCGTCAATTATTAGATGCAGGAACTTTATCAAATTTACCAGCAGGTTTTAAACAAAGAGGTGTTAGAGTAAAAGACGATGCAACACCAATCCAACCAGGAGAATTTAAAGATGTAGATACTCCGGGTGGCAATCTAAAAGATGCCTTCGTATTCCTTCCATACAAAGAACCATCAGCAACTTTATTACAGTTGATGGGAATAGTTGTTCAAGCAGGACAAAGATTCGCGTCAATTGCTGACATGCAAGTCGGTGACGGGAACCAACAGGCTGCTGTTGGTACGACTGTAGCTCTATTAGAACGTGGTTCAAGAGTCATGTCAGCTATCCATAAGAGATTGTATGTTGGATTAAAATCAGAATTTAAATTACTGTCAAAAGTATTTGCTACATACCTTCCGCCAGAATATCCTTACGATGTTGTAGGTGGACAAAAAAATATTAAGGTTGCAGATTTTGATGACAGAATAGATGTACTGCCAGTTGCAGACCCTAATATATTTTCTATGTCTCAAAGAATATCACTTGCTCAAACTGGTTTACAAATGGCAATGTCAAGTCCACAAATACATAATTTGTATAATGCATACAGAAAAATGTACGAAGCACTTGGTATAAAAGATATCGATAGAATTTTACCACCACCTGCACCAACTGCACCTAAAGATCCAAGTCTTGAACACATAGATGCATTAGGTGGAAAACCTTTTCAAGCATTTCCAGGTCAAGACCATAGAGCACACGTTACAGCGCACTTAAATTTTATGTCAACTAACTTAGTTAGAAATAATCCTCCTGTTATGGCTGCAATGCAAAAAAATATTTTAGAACATATTAGTTTAATGGCTACAGAACAGGTACAATTAGAGTTTAGAGAACAAATGGTGCAGTTACAGCAACTTTCACAACAAGCAGCAACTGATCCACAAGCTCAAGAACAAATACAACAAATGTCACAAGCTATAGAAGCAAGAAAAGCAGTGTTGATTGCAGAGATGACAGGTGATTTTATGAAGGAAGAAAAAGAAATTACATCACAATTTGACTCTGATCCGTTATTAAAACTAAAATCACGTGAAGTTGACTTAAAAGCAATGGAGAATCAACGTAAACAGGAAGAAACAACTGCAAATCAACAACTTGAAAGAGCAAAATTACTTCAAGCACAACAATTAAACCAACAAAAGATGGAACAGAACGAAGAATTAGCAGAATTAAGAGCTGACACATCTATCGAGAAGCAAGAAATGGCAAATGATGCTAGATTTGCACTTGAAAACATGAAACCAAACAAGTAAAAGGAGTTATTATGATGAATTACAAAACAGGCGGTAAAAAAGTTGCAATGCCAGAGCAAGAAAAGGTAGTTGACCCTAGATCTGAAAAAAGTTTTAGAGGAAAAAGCTATATTGCTAAAGGTGATAGCAATCCAGTTAAAGGAACTGGTGCTGCAAGAAAACAAAAAGACGTAACCTGGTATTAGTCCATGGCGTTTCCAATTTTAGGTGCATTAAAACTAGCGATGAACGCTGGTTCGCACATTTATAAAAAGAAAAAAGAAACTCAAATGATGATGGCTAACGCACAAGCCAAACATGCAGAAAAAATGGCGAACGGGGAATTAGAATACTCCGGCAAGTTATTAGAAGCGCGTCAATCGGACTGGAAAGACGAGTTTGTTTTGGTCGTGCTAACGCTGCCAATTTTAGTGATCGCGTACGGGGTCTTCTCGGATGATCCGGGTGCTTCTGCCAAGATAAAAGAGTTCTTTGATCAATTCCAGCAGCTCCCGTCATGGTTTACAAACCTTTGGATCCTTGTCGTAGCGTCAATTTATGGTATAAAGGGAACACAAATTTTTAAAGGGGGTAAAAAATAATGAGAAAATATTTTACAAATAAAGTTATCAGTGCTGTTAAGCCAAGTGTACCTAAAACAAAAATACAACAAAAAATGGGTGACTTAAAAAAAGCTATACAGAAAACAAAAGGTTCTAAGGCAAAATTAAGTCAAACAATATTTGAATTAAAAAACAAAATGCCATTAACTTTTAAAAAAACTAACAAAAAAACTATGAAAGAATCTGAGAAAAAAAAGAAAATTATGAAGGACAACAATAAAGTAATAGGTAGAATGTTTAAAAAAGCACTGGAGAAAAAATAACATGAGAATGAGTTATAAAAAAGGTAAAGACGTTAAAAAGAAAAGTAACTTTGGAATGTTAAGTGTAAAAGCTGGCATAGACAAAAATCCTAACCCAACACAAGCAGATAGAATTGCTGGTGCAAAAATGAGTAACAGAAAAAAAGCAATGGGTGGTGGAATGATGAGAAAACAATTTGGTAAAGGTGGTGGAGCAGATACTCATGTAAA